ACTGTTGGAACTGAAGTATATCCATTACCACCAGATGAAACAGTTACAATACCAACACCACCTGTTGTAGATATTCCTACGGTTGCTGTTGCACCTGCTCCTGTATTTGATATAAACTTAATCTTCGGTGCTTCAGTATATCCAGAACCTGCATTTGAAATATATGTTGATTGAACAGATTTTAATCGTGGATTAGCATTTAAATTACATACATTAATTCCACCAATCATTACAGCAGTAGCAATACCTGTTACTCCACCAGAAGGTGCAGAACTAATAGCAACTGTTGGATTTCCATCATATCCACCACCTCTATCACCCATAGTAATAACTTTAATACCACCATCAACTAATCCTGTAATAGCAGATGCTGTTGCTCCAGTACCAACAACAATAAATGTTTGAACAACTCCCTGAATGGTTCCAATACCATCATCAGTATCACCATCTAAATCATCACCAACTAAGTTATCATCAATATCATCAACACCAGTATCAATAACCTCATCACCAAGTCTGTAAAGTTCACAAGTCAGTTCATATGTATATAAATCTTGTAACTGATAATATGGTTTTGCATACTCAATATCTTTTATCTCATAAAGACGATCATCCAATGGAAACCATATCAAGTCCCCAGTTTTTGGTCTTGTAGATAGTTTAACATTTTCCTGATCTTCTATTAAAGGTGTAATATATGTCTCAAATCTTTCTCTTGAAATAACTAATCTAACCTCATCTTGAGATTGAATTCCAAACTTACTTAATAAATTACCAGCACCAGAATACTCATCATAGTTGTCCACATATGCTTCAAGTGGGACAGCCAAGTCAAATTTAGATTTAACAACTTCTCTTATAACAGTTCTTTGACTAACATACTTTCTTGGTAGATAATATATCTCTACACCATATGTCCTTAACTGTTCGTTGATTAAATCCTGAACTAAATTTTGTTCGGAATTAGTTCCTTGAGTAAAATAGGGGTTAAGTACCATAGTATTACCCTATCATATCAAATGGAGGAATTTCATAAGTATTGGACATCATTTCCTGAATCTTATCAAGTTCAACTTGAGCGTCATCATAGATTTGTCTCCCATTCAATTCAATTCCACCAGGTAATTTAACTCCAGTAAATTTAATTAAATTTTGTCCCCACTGTCTTTTAATAAGAGCAGTTAGATACCTTTTTAAGAATGAATCATTATAAATTCCAGTAAATGAATCTGGATCCACAATTCTAAAACATTCAATAACTAACCAATTATCTTTATCTTCAGCACTCCAATCAATATCTAGATATAATCTATCCTGTCTTTGATTAAATCTTATTTGTTTGTCTGTAGTCAATAAACGATCTATATCTTCTAGATAAGTTTTTGTCATTGCATATTGTAAAAGATCAAGAGAACTGAATTGATATAAATCATTCAAAAACAATTGATATTTAATACTAAACATTCCAGTTGATATTGTGCTACTATCAAATTTAAAAACCTTTTCAATTCCAATTACAGCATCTGGGACTTGCAAGAAATTAGAATTTTCATACCAATTAGTAACAGTTGTTCCATAACCAGATATACTGGTAGATGTTGCTGATGTAGTTACAATACCAACTGTATTTGTACTATCAGCTTCATTCGATGCTTGACCTCTATCAACTTCATCCTGTGTCAATTGGTGTTTTAAATACATCCTCTCAACACCATCAAAATGTCTCTCCTGAAAATACTGAAGAGCATCATCCATCAAGTCATCAATCTGTTCATCAGCAACATTTATCTCCAATACAGGAGCACCTAATTGCCTCAAACAATATTGTTTTAATTCAGTTTTACTTGCTGGTTTTGCCATTTAAGATATATTCTCCCTAAAATATTTATGGTATGGAAGATATGCCTGAATAGACATACACATTCCCACTAACAAGTTTGAATACTGTTGATCCTGAATCAACATTAACATCAAACATATATCTACCTTGATCTAATGCTGCTGTTGCTGTTGCACCTAAAGATAATTTAACTTTTCCATCATATGCACTGGTAAACCCAACGGTAAAAATTGCATTTTGATAATCACTTGATCCAGTACCAACACTCTTCGAAATAGCAGAATGTCCACTATAACCAGTTAAATCAAAATTACTACCTGATATAGTTTTTACTTCCAAATTGTTGACCGCATTGGAACCACCATAAACTACCAGATTCACTCCAAAAGGAACTCCTGAATCAGGATCAAATGTTACTGTTTTAGTTGCCATTTACTAACTCCTTGAGAAGAGATTTGATTTCATTAATTTCACCTTTTAAATCAGCAAGTTCTTGTTCAACATTTTGTGATTTTTGAACTTCTTCGTTCTTAACTGAACGTCTTGCAATATATTGCTCATAATCAGTTGAGTTCACATTAACTATTGAGTTTGTTTTAGGATCTCTTGCAAGATCAGAATGTCCTTCAAGTTTATACATATCAGGCAAGTGCGATAACTCTCAAGTCTTTTACTCTTGGTACATAGACCTGATTTGTAGAAGTTAATACAAATTTAATTCTGTACGTTCTAAATGCAGGTAACTCATCTGCAGTAAATGTATACTCATTGAATTCAAGAGCATTAGATGTAAATCCAAAACTATTTGTCTTCTTAATAAATGAATCAGATCTACCATCATTCTTCTCAGGAGCAATTACCTGACCCCTTGAATTTAAATTATTATATCCAGGGAATGGAACAAATACTGGTTTAAATCCTTCATTATTACTGATAGCATAGAATGCTCTAATATCAGAATCCTTATTAACATGAGCACTTACAAGAAGTTTTAAGGAAGTTGCTGAATTTTCCAGTTGAATTTCCTTAGTAATATATCGACAAGCAGTTGGATCAGCACCAAGAGTAGAAACTCTATCATCAGTAGCATAATCCTTAATAATACTGTTCACTCTATTTGAAGTACAAATAATAGATGTTCTCTGACCATCAATAACTGGTGATACATGAGAATCCATTGTATTCAATAAAAGTCTCATATTCAATGACTTGTTACCAGGAATCAAACTTAACTTTTTATCCTCATTAATCTTAGAAGCAATCATTCTTGGTGTACTAAGATAATTAGCTTCATTAATAGTTACAGTTTCAAATCCTTGATCAATAAATGGTATTTCATTACCACTTAAACTCTTACTGGTAATTGTTCTCATTTCAGCATTAAGTGTTGTTCCAGCAACAGTTAAGTTATGAACAATAGGAGTAATTATTTCATAAGGCATATTTTGAGTTGCCTTAATATTTAATCCACCAGAAGATTTTGTCTGATTAATATAAAGTTTACCATGTCCAGTATCAACACTTCTATCATCATTACCACTATAGAACTTCTCTGACATATCCAATTTAACATTATAAGAATCAAATGTAATTGATCCTTCAACATCAGAAGCAGTTGTAGTAGATAATCCGTGTGTCTTATTAATCCTCTTCAAGTTAATTCCACCAAGTTCATATTTATAAACTGGAGTACCAGTAGGATAACTTACTGGATTAGATCCTCTTTCAAGTAAAGAACCACCAATAGTATTTCCACTAACAGTATTGTATTGAATTATCTCATCACCAATCATAAGATAACCTGTATTTGTCGTACCAATACCCACACCTTCAAAGGTTGTGAATGTAGAAGCAGACGCAACAGATATACTTGATGTTGATGAAGCATCATAAGCAGCAGTTAGTTTTGTTGGTTTAGAATCTGGCATAACTCCAGAAATCTTAACTATGTTATCTGTAAAGTACATTCCATGATTCTTATGATTCACTTGAATGTGAGTTCCATCTTGATCTTCGGTGATAGTAGTTGTTTGAACATCACCCCCTTGACCATGCGGTTTTCCAGAGTTTAATTCAGTTGATACACCAGCACTATTAGTATAGAACACTGTGTGTATTCCAGAAGAATTGGTTAACCATGCTCCTTGAACATTATCAAGAATTAATTCATCAACTTGACCAATTGCTGCCACAGTTAATCTCATATCTTGACCAACTGAAGCAATTCCTATAGTTGTTATTCCAACTACGTCACCAACCTGATAACCACGACCACCTGCATTACTTACAGTAGCAGCAACAGCAACACCATCAACAATAGTTATTTTTGCTTTTGCACCACTACCTCTACCAGTACGAGTTACTAAATCAACGTTGTTATATTGGAGATTACCATCGGTAGGTGTATATCCAATACCAGCATTAGCAATACTTAATGTTCCAGCAGCAGTTCCAGCAGTACCAACTAAATTACCAGTAGCATTTGTAGATCCTTGGAAGAATGTATTACCATTAGCATATCCACTATCTGCCAATGTTGTTCCAAGTCCAACCCTAATCTTTCTTGATTTTAGAATCAAAGAATCTGGCATCAAGGTAGGTATTTGTGCATTTCCTTCTTTCAATTCTGGACTATAAAATTCTACAGATCCTGAATTAATAAAGTCTGCTCTGTATAATGTAAACTTAAGATCTTCCCATTGACTTGGTTCCCAAGTAGAAGCGTTTTGAGACTTGAATAAAGAACCTAAGTATGGTTGGTTAGAAATATAAGTATCATTTAACAGATCAGTCTCACCTATTCTTGATATAAAGACACTATATTTTGTTGAGTTAGATGCTAAAGCAATAGCATATTCGGTACCATTACCTTCAAGGAAAATAGGTGCTTTAAATTCAATAGTAGTAGCAACTGATCCATCACCAGAAACATTAATATCATCTGGTTCTATTACAATTTCAG